CCTGTAGGACCTTCTTTGGGAGTGAAGGATTCATTGTTAACAGCAGATGCTTATCATCCCACAGCTCTAGCTCTTGTCAGTGCACCATTTGAACACTGGCGAGGTTCCATTAAGTATCGCTTCCAAGTGGTAGCTTCTAACTATCACAAAGGGAGGTTGAAACTTCAATGGGATCCCTATGAGTCATCGGGATATGAGTTTAATACTCAGTATACTGAGATCATTGACATAGCTGAAAACAAAGACTTTACTATCGAAGTGGGTTGGGGTTCTTTTTATCCTTGGCTGGAGGTAACTGCCATTGATCGAAATACGGGAGGAAATTTTACAAAGAGAGCTTTGTATGGAACTGTTTCCAGAGAAGTTTTTAACGGTTCGGTCACACTTTCTGTGTTGAACGAACTTACATCTCCTTCCTTATCCGCTGGTGACACAGTTCATGTTAACTGTTTTGTCTCAGCTGGAGATAATTTCGAATTGGCTAACCCAGCTCACCAATGGATGTCGGATTGGTCCTATTATGAACCCCAGTCTGGATTTGAATTCCAGGCTGGGGATGAAGGATCATCCGTAGCTGTCCAAAAGGATGAAGAACATACTGAAGAACCGTCAAAACCTGTCCAGGATCAAGTACTTACTGTTATGGGAAACCAAACAGAGTGTGATGATCCTACTATGCATGTGTTTTTCGGTGACCCCGTTACTTCTTTACGACAAATCTTCAAAAGATACTGCTATCTTGGCCCTCTTTCTGCTGGGGTGACTTCAGGTAAAAATCATTGGTGGTATGATATGTACTCATATCCACCAATGCCTGGTTATCTCGGCGCTGGAGAAAGTGGTCCTTATTCAGATGCAGGTCTGTCAAATGAAAATAAACAAATTCCACTCACCTGGTTCAAGCCTGCTTTTGTAGCTTGGAAAGGTGGATTAAAGTGGAAAGTCTATCGAGAAGACGGTGGTGCCGGCACCGCTGCAGACGGGTTGACCTATATCAAGCGACTTGGTTCAATTGATATAGCTGGCGATTCAACTGTTAGTTATGGTCGGAATTCCTATCCTATTGATTACACTAATTTGGCCGATTTGTATGGTAATGGAATGTTAACTCTTCCTACCACATGGCCTGGTGCTGCATTCACACCAGCTCAAGTGAATCCTGTTGTAGACGCGGAAATTCCGTATTTCTCGAATTATCGCTTTGCATTTGCGCGACAAGCGATCGAGAAGCGCTCAACAGACCCGGAGTTTGAATTGTCTGGACAATACACTCCTGGTATGAGGATAGGAACCACTGCAACTTGCCCCTCAAATGGAGCAGTGTTGCAGACGTTCGTGGCCACTGGAGAGGATTTTTCTCTCTTTTGGTTCATTGGGGCGCCAGTCTTGTATAGACTATAGCGTCCTTTTTCGCAACAATCTTTTAGGTGAGGTCTCTCATCTGAGAGATCTTTCCTTGCGTTAAAAATCTTAGCCATGGGCGACCCATGGCGCCAACCTATTAGGTTGGTGGGCTTGTGCCCTCGTCGAGTTTTTCTTCCTGTGATTTTACAGTAAACTTGTCTTGGGCACTTTATGCCCACTGCAAGTTTGCAAATGGTTTGTAGCAGGTCGCAATTTTCTCGGCGGATCTACG